CTCTTCACGAGCGGTGGTCAGACCTCCTCGGGGATTGTGGGTACTTGGATTAGGTTAATCCAGGAGGCGAAAGGAGTAAAGCTCGCACGAGGCGAGCGAGTCTTATGGTGGCGGGAGGAGCCGGAAGGCGAGAAGCCTGGCAAGGTGGGCGAAGATTGGATGATCGAACTGATCGCCGATGGCCGTACTCTGCTTGTCTCGTTGGTAGCATATACTTCGCTTGCGTCGTATGTTTGTTTCCGACCGAGGACAGCTGAGTTGGTCCCAGCCTTACGAACCAGAGCTATCCAGAAACTCCGTGACATTGATTATCCGGAGCATTTGAGCGGTCTCGTTGTCGGTGGCACTGTGGCATTTGCCATGCAGGTGCTGCCCAGCGAGATTCGCGCGTGGGATAGCATGGGTGGTGAGGCTGGTTGGCGGTCAGGACGGGCGTCTGGTTGGGTCTCGTCGCGCACCGTGCCTGAAACACACGTGAAGACCGGCTTTAGGGTCGCGAACGTGTGGGACAGGATGTGCGTGGCTATCGTCGGAGGCAAAACCTCTCGTGGCCGTGTGTTACCCCGGGCGGGTCCCTAGGCCTGCATCTCTGATACTGGCATTGGCGTTTGTTACGGTGATAGCAATTTCACCTATAGGGACGACGCCGTGGTGGAATTGCCAGCAGAGGAAGGCTTGAGGCTTGGGGGCTGTGACCCGGGGAAACGCAGGATGTACCGGTGCTACGTGCCGGCGGTAGAGGGGTGTTGGGCGCCTGCGGTTCATAGTAACTGCATACACAACGAGCGTGCCGCACTCTCTCTGAGGACGATGGGCGTTACGCCAGAGGACCCATTTTACGAGGGCGCATGGAATAAGCATGTGTTGGATCGGTTTCGGTCCATGCGCCTGATGACTAAGAGAATGGGACTCCAGCGTATGTCCAGGGAGGAAGTGGTCGCCACCTATTCCGGCGCGCTCCGGAGGCGTTATGAGGAAGCTATGCTTTCTCTGGATGATGAAGAGTTGACGAATGCTGACTTTAAGCTCAGGGCCTTCCTGAAAGGGGAGAAATTTGACCCACTAGCTAAGGTCAGCAAACCGAGGATGATATGCCCTCGTTCGCCAAGATTCAATCTGGAGTTAGCCAGGTTCCTCAAGCCCCTAGAGCATCGCCTATGGAAGAAGTGGAAGTTCGGCCACGGAGTCCGTCCAACGAGAGTGAGCGGCAAGGGACTCAATAGCAGAGAGCGGGCGGCCCTCATTATGGACAAGATGGACAGCGTCGGTGACTGTCTGGTATTCGAGGTTGATGGGAAAGCTTTTGAGGCACACGTCACTAGGGAGCAGTTAATGCTTGAGCACCAGGTGTACAAGGCCGCGTTCCCCCATAACCCCGAGTTGAATGCTTTGCTTGCAACTCAGTTGGAACTGAAAGGCAAGACCGCTGGAGGAATTCGGTTCTCACGCGACGGCTGCCGCGCTTCCGGAGATTTTAACACGGGCTTGGGTAACACCTTGCTCATGGGAAACTTCGTGATCGCGGCAATGCTCGAGGGTGGGTTCCAGTTCAAATGGACGGTCTTGGCTGACGGCGACAACTGTTTGTTGTTTGTGGACAGGAAACTCGGGTGTGGGGTGCCGGCCAGGTTCGCCTCGTTGGTGCGAGCAGTCTGCTCTCATGAGATGACTGTCGAGAGGCCTACCACCATCCTCGAAGAGGTGGTTTTCGGGCAGAGTCGGCCTTGCGCAACGGAGGCCGGCTACACTATGGTTCGGGACCCGCGTAAAATTCTTTCTGGG